TCTAGCTGGTAATACACAAAACAACACTAATCAATTTCAATTAGGTGGTTTACCGTACACCGCATCTAATCAAAATAATTACGGTGGCGGGAGTATTGGATATGTTGGAGCAAGAGATTTATCAGATTTTGCAAACCCTATAATTGCTCCTAATACAAATTATGCATATTTTCATTACATAGATGGAAGTCAATCTGGTAGTAATGTAACTAATAATATTATTTGGGCTAGAGAAAACAACAACTTATTATTTTTAGCACAGTTTATATACAGGACAGCGAGTTAATTTTAAACAATAAAAAGGTAAAAATTATGGCAATAACAAAAGAAACAGTAGTAGATAAAATTGAAGTGCTAGAAATAGGTTCAATACAAGTTAGAACTGCTACTAAAATAGTAGAAGATAATAATGAACTTAATCGTTCTTTTCATAGACATGTCTTAGTACCAAGCGTTAAAAATGGTGACACTTGGGAAGACACTGACATATCTGGTGAAGATGCAAAGGTTCAAGCTATTTGTAATGCTGTCTGGACTGATGAAGTCAAAACAGCTTATCAAGAAATGATGGATGCTCAAAATACTTTAGGAGACTAGTATGGCACTAACAAAAATTTCAAGAGGTTTATTAAGCACAGGAGTTTCTGATAGCTCTGATGCAACGGCTATAACTATAACAAGTGATGAAGAAGTTGGAATAGGCACTACAAGCCCTGCTAAAAAATTAAATGCAGTAGATTCTGCGGCATTACAGGCTCAATTTAGTGGTTATTCTCATGCTTCAGCAGCAAATAATGCAAGAGCAGCATCAGGCTCAATTAGGTTAGGTAATGGTGCAGGAACAACAGGATTATTGCTTGATTACACAGACCAAGGACAAACTGTAGGATTAATTAAAAATGAATATATTGCAGATGCAGCTTCTGAATTAAGATTGCAGAGTCCATTTTTAAGTTTTTATACAGGCACAAGTGCTTCAGAAGCAATGCGAATTGATGCTTCTGGACATTTGTTAGTGGGTACTACTTCTGCTGTAGCAAATTCAAGATTAAGGGTTGTAAGTTCTGGTAGTAGTTCTTCTCAATATACTTGTGAAATGGGTTCTGCTGATGGTGCAACACAGCTTTTAATAAGAAGTGATGGTGCAATTAGTCTTGGTATGGATAGTGCTTCGCCTTATAACAATACAACAGGCACTGGTGCTAATGCAGTTTTATTAAGCAACGGATATTTAACACGTTCAACTTCTTCACTAAGATATAAAAAAGATATAGCTGATGCAACTTGGGGGTTAACCGAAGTAAAACAACTTAGACCAGTTACTTTTAAAAGTAATACTACTGGAGAGTTTGCTGATGATAAAACGTATGGTGGTTTGATTGCAGAAGAAGTACATGCTTTAGGTCTTACAGAATTTGTTGAGTACAATGATGATGACGAACCTGATGCTTTGCATTATGGCAATATGGTTTCTTTATTAACCAAAGCAATACAAGAACTATCAGCAAAAGTAGAGGAACTAGAAAGTAAAATAGATGGCTAGAAGTCAACCATATACCGTAGCATGTGCAGGAGGTCTAGTTACCTCATCAAATGCTATTGACTTACTTAAAACTCCCGGTGTAGCAACTGAGTTAAAAAACTTTGAAGTTTCTACCAAGGGTGGCTATAGACGTATTAATGGCTTTACAAAATTTGGTGCAGGTAGTGCAGTACAGCCTACTGGAGGTACAGCAACTATCTTAGGTGCGATACCTTATGCAGATGGTGTAATTGTTTGTGCAGGTACAAGTATTTATTTTAGTCAAACTGGTACAAGTTGGTTAGAAATAAATAGAGCTAGTGTAGCTGGTAGTGGTGATGACCACACAGCTTTTACAGGTCGTAGTGTAGCTGCTAGAACTGGACAAGGGCAATGTCAATTTGCTTTATTTGAAAGTGCTACTTCAGATTATGGTACATTAATTATTTCTGATGGAGCTAACGAACCTTTCTTTTTTAGAATGGAAGGTACAGGTGCTAATGTAAACACTAGAACTTTTTTTGCTGGTGAAATAACAGTAACAGGTACAAAATCTGTTGAGTATGTAACAGTACATGATAAACATTTAATAGCTGCTGGAGTTGAAGATAATTTAAATACTATATTTTATAGTTCAACTTTAGACCCATTATCTTTTTCAGGTTCTGGTTCTGGCTCGATTGCATTAGAAGACCAGATAAAAGGTATTAAAAGTTTCCGTAATGAATTATTTATATTTTGTGAAAACTCAATATTTAAACTACAAAATATAAACAATTCTAGTACAGTTGCTGTAATACCAGTTACTAAAAACGTAGGTTGTTTAAGTGGTCATAGTATTCAAGAGATTGCTGGTGACTTAATATTTTTAGCACCAGATGGTTTAAGAACTGTAGCTGGTACAGCAAGAATTGGAGATGTGGAGTTAGGAACTGTTAGTAGTAGGATACAAAATATTGTAAGTGACTTAGCTGAAACTATAAATCTTTATACAATAAGCAGTGTAGTACTTAGAGAAAAATCACAATATAGATTATTCTACACAAATACTGGAGCTGCTGATAGTACTCAAAGAGGTATTATTGGAACACTAAGACCTAACGGATTTGAATGGTCCGAGACTAGAGGTTTAGAAGTTACAGCTATAGGTTCTGGTTTTGATAGTACTGGTATTGAACAATATTATCATGGCGATACTAATGGTAATATTTACAAACATGATACTGGTGATGACTTTAATGGCACTGCTATCTTAGCAAGATATACTACACCAAATTATGATTATGGTGATTTAGGAACTTTAAAAACTTTACACTATCTTAGAGTTTCTATGGCAACAGAAGGAATTGTAGAACCTGATGTACAAATTAAATTTGATTATAATAGTTCAGATGTACAACAGCCTACAGATTTATTTGATTTAGGAATAGTAAATCCACCTTCATTATTTGGCGATGCAGTATTTAATACCAATAAATTTGCTGGACAAAATAATCCAATGATAAGAGTACCTTTGCAGGGCAGTGGTACAAGTAATAATTTTACAGTTATTAGTAACGATACTAAACCTAGCTACACAGTTAACGGACTTTATGTAGACTTTATACCTTCAGGCAGGAGATAATTATGGCACAAACATACACAAGACAAAGTACATTTGCAGATGGAGATACTATTACTGCTGCTTTGTTTAATGATGAATATAATCAGTTAGTAAATGCTTTCGCTTACTCTTCAAGTAGTGCAAGTTCTACTGGACACAGACACGATGGTACTGCTGGACAAGGTGGTAATATTCATACTATTGGTGATTTAGATTTTTTAAATAAAATAGTTGTAGACAGTACAAATAATAGATGGGGATTTTATGTAGAAGTTTCTTCTTCTGCAGTTGAACAGCTAAGATTACAAGACGGTGCTTTACTTCCAGTTACTGATAGTGATGTTGATTTAGGAACAAGTTCATTATATTTTAAAGATGCTTATATAGATTCAATTACAACTACAGGTAATGTTGCAGTAGGCGGTAATTTAACAGTCACAGGTACTACAACTTTTAATGGTGGTACAATTACCATGGGTGATGCTGCTACTGATAATGTAGTATTTGGTGCTGATGTAGACTCAAACATTATTCCAGATGATGATGACTCTTATGACTTAGGTAGTTCTTCACAAGAATGGCGAAACTTATTTATTGATGGTACTGCTGAAATTGATACTCTTGCTCTTAATGGTACTACAGTAACTTCAACTGCTGCTGAACTTAATATCCTTGATGGAGTTACAGCAACTGCAGCAGAAATAAATGCTCTTGATGGTATTACTTCAACAGTTGCAGAATTAAATATTTTAGACGGTGTAACTGCAACTGCAGCAGAAATAAACGCACTTGATGGTATTACTTCTACAGTTTCAGAATTAAATATTGTAGATGGTGATACCTCTGCTACATCTACTACACTTGCAGATGCTGATAGAGTAGTAGTAAATGACAACGGTACTATGGTACAAGTTGCATTAACAGACTTTGAAACTTATTTTGAGTCTGCTCTTGATACACTTTCTAATGTCACAACTGTTGGAGCACTAAACGCAGGTAGCATTACAAGTGGCTTTGGTGCAATAGATAACGGCTCGTCTGCTATTACTACAACAGGTACAGTTACTTATGGTTCTTTATCAGATGGTACAATAACTATTACAGCTTTTGTAGATGAAGATGACATGTCTTCAAACTCTGCAACGCTTGTACCAACTCAACAATCTGTTAAAGCTTATGTAGATACACAACTAACTGCAGAAGATTTAGATGTAACAACTGATAGCGGAACTATTGCGATTGACTTAGATAGTGAAACTTTAACTATTGGTGGTACATCAAATGAAATAGAAACGTCTGCTACAGGTAATGCTGTAACTATAGGTATTCCGGCTGCTGCTCAGATTACAACTTCATTAGGAATCGGTGGTGGTTCTACTAACGGAGTACAGATTTCTCAAGGTGCTATCTCTATTAAAAATGGTGGTACACAATCATACATAGATTTTTATTGTGAGTCTTCAAATGCTCACTACGCAAGATTACAAGCACCAGCTCATGGAAGTTTTAGTGGTAATCCTACTATAACTCTTCCTGCTACAGCAGGTACACTTGCATTAACTTCAAGTGATATTACAGGTAATGCAGCTACTGCTACAGCTTTAGCAACTGCTAGAACTATTCATGGTGTATCTTTTGACGGTACTGCAAATATAGATTTATCTGAAGTTGTACAAGATACAGTAGGAGCTATGTTTAGTTCTAATACTGAAACAGGTATTGCTGCTACTTATGAAGATGGCGATGGCACTATTGATTTAGTTATTGGTTCTGGAGTTATTACGAATGCAATGTTAGCAGGTTCTATAGCTAATGCTAAACTTGCCAACTCTTCAATTACTGTAAGTGATGGTTCTAATTCAACAGCTACTGCATTAGGCGGTACTATAACTTTTGCAGGAACTTCCAATGAAGTAGAAGTTGCAGAAAGTTCTGGTACAGTTACAGTTGGCTTACCAAGTAATGTAACTATTGGTAATAATTTAACAGTAACAGGAAACTTAACTGTATCTGGTACTACTACGCAAACTGGTCCAATCGTATCTGATGATAACTTTACAGGGCTTTTAAATAACAACTCAGCTAATTCAAGTGACTTTG